TATCAAAAGGAATCTTATCCTCTTTCTTGTGATAAAACTCCCACCGCTCGTCAGCATTCTCGATGTAGTCGTGTCCTACATTACTATCGAATGATACTGCTAGGGCATCAGAGAGGATACTGGGAATAGCATCTTCACTCTTCTGAGCATCATCACCATTAGCAATACTAACAGACTCCATCAGAGCGTTGTAGATTGCCTGCTTACGGCACCAGGACTCGGTGCTATCAACCATCCATTCATCGGTCCCTGTGACCTCTGGGAAGTCCTGTAGGGTGCCTCTAATACCGGTGACCTGCTCTTCAGTCAGGTCGGCACGATTCTCCACCTCAATGGAGATTGCCTCCAAGGATGCTTTGGAGTTGTACTTCACAATATAACGAGCAATCTCCTCAAAGATTACTCTTTCAGAAGAGTCCTGGAAGTATTGTGGTTCTAGGAAAGGGATAACCTTTCTGGAGTATGATTCATTGTGTAGTAGTGACCTGAGTATCAGGTTCTCAATCCGTTCCATTTAGTTAAAGTTCTCTGTAATGTAAAGTCCCTCTCTCACAACAGTTATTCTAGAAGTGAAATCGTTTTTTGGTGTAGAAATAGAAGTGAAAAGAATATTTCCTGCTATGGTCATTCTCATATTACCATAACTTTCATCAATTGCGTGAAGTGCCCACGAAGGGAAGGCAATAATATCACCTTCGTCTTGCTGTGGATAGTGCTTCTTTCCATCAGACCCTATGAAGTGGAAACAATTCTTCTCAGTAGGTCTTATGAAATGGACAAAAGATATGGGGATGTTGGCAGAGAAATGCATATGCTCATTGTGTTCTCCATCATAGACTTGAGTCCAGTAGTTGAATGAACTTTCACCAGAACCAAGATTCAAGTCTGTAATAATTTGAGATACTATATCTTTATAAGAGTCCAGTAACACAACCTCAGGTCGCTCAAATATATCTTTGATAAAGAATGAAGTATAAAGAATTCCAACACCACATTCTCTTTTAGACTCTGGAATATCAATGAGACTTGATATGATATTGTCTATGTCATCAGAGTCGTGCTTGTGGTTGCCTCTCCAAATAACAAGACTCTCAGCACTCAGGGTCATACCGTATTCTATGCTCCGTATGAGTAAGTTCCATTAGCGATGACCTCCAGTTTTTCCATAATTTCTTCAGTAAAATAAGACTCAGGGTCTTTGAGGATTGCTTTAGCGTAGACCTTTTTGCCGTCACCCATATCGTAACGACCAGCAACATTCTTCCACAGACCACCGACTTCTCCTAGTTCTAGGAGACCATAGTATCGGTCCAGACCTCTCTCATCATAGTAGAGACGAATCTCTACCTGCTGATTCTCTTTACTCAGACGAGACTTAGCAACCTTTGCTTTGATAATATTTCCGATGATTTCTTTTCCATCCTTCTCTTTCTTCTTGCTAAGATGGATGATAGTACTAGCAGCGTACTTGAGGCCACTGCCTCCTCCCATTTCTTTTGTAGGTACATAGGCGCCGATAACATCATAGGTGTGGTTGGTGACGATGAGTGGAATGTTTGCTTGACCCAACTTGAGAGTAAGCATTCTGAATGTGCCCTTGATAAGTTGTGACTTGGTCATATCTCTGACCATCTTATCATTGAGCGTATCTTCGATCTCCTTGTTTGTGGAGAGCATACCTAAGGAGTCTAACACAAACATACAGGGTTTGCGAGATCCTTCTTCTTTCTTCAGGTATATATCAACTGCTTTGAGTGCCTTTGTCCTGAACTCCTCTATAGTTACGACATTGACGACAACCAATCGATTGAGGTCAATGCCACGCGATGCCAGCATTCCCTTATTGATTGCTGCTTCAGTATCAAAATAAAGGCAATATGCATCGGGATTAGTATCCAGGAAGTTCTTAACGACTGCGAGTGAAAAGAAAGTTTTTCCAGTACTGCTTTCCCCAGCAATGGCAGTAATTTTATTAGCAGAAACACCACCGCTGAGAGACCCAGATACAAGAGCGTTAAAGATGAGACTACCAGTGTCCACGTAGGATTCCGTTTCATCGATGTCTGCTGCAATTTTTGTGTAGTCGCCACCAATTTCATTTACAATGTCCTTTAGAAAATCCATAATTAATCAATTGTTTGTAAGTATTTTATCACGTCCTCACGAATTTGTAATAACTCGGCAAGACATTTTTGTTCTTTGGCAATCGTTCTCAACTCATGGTCTGGTTTTAGAACTGATTGGATGAAGAGGTCCATTGCCTCTTTGTATTCTGGTGTTGTCATGTGAAGAAAGATTCAAGGGAAATTGTTTTTTCAGAACTCCACCCAACAGATTCCAGAATGGTTTTCAGTGGGTCAAGGAAACTCTTTTGAAATTGAAGATCGTAATCAACATACTTCTCAATACCCAACTCTCGCGGGAAGTCCGAGATGAATGAGATTACATTCTCACCAATGGTATTGGGGACTTTCAAGTAACAAAACTTGATCTTCTCACCATTACCAATGAGTGAATACTTTCTATCTAGACCTGCTTTTTTGATGTAGTGATTGAATAGAAGTGCTCCACGAGAGTGGATGGGAGTTCCCTTGGCGTAGATACTAGCGTATGAGTGATATTTACCAACATCACTTACACTACGAGGGAATGAAACTTCTTCTGGTGGGAGGTTATAGAAGTCTTTCCTACACTTAGCAATGAACTCAATGACATCATCCTCGGTGCCTTCCATCATCATCTTGAGAGCAGACTTAATCATCCCCCTACACGGAGCAGGAGTAGACGACTTGACTGCCTCAATACCCATCATCTTGAGTTTTGCCTCATCATATCGGACACCTTCACTGTCCCATACATTTAGAATGTAACGCTTCTTAGCAGTCCAGATGCCACGGTCAGCGATGTTCTCTCGCTTCATCTGCATCTTCTGCTCATAGGCATTCACATACGCTGCCAGGTCGTGATATGACCTGTCGATGAATGGTTCTATCTTTGCCTGACAAAAGGCATCCAGAGCGTTTACAATCTTCTCTTTGGGTGTATTGGGGTCAGTGAATACTTTATCCACTAGAGGACCGACGTGGAGGTAGATAGAGTCTGTATCAGATGCGATTACATAGTCAACATCCTCAGTACCTAGAGTCTTATTCATAAACCTATTGATACAGTTCTCAATCCAACGGATTGATGTCTGACCAGAGAGTGTGATTGCCTCAGCATTCGCTAGTTTGAAATAACGAAAGTAGTTATTACCAATAGCACCATAGGCAGAGTTGAGCGAAATCTTCTTCGCCATCTGGAAGTTGTTATACTTCGAGATGTCCTTTACAGTCTTCTGACGAAGACGAGTGAGTTGAGCATCAGTCAGTTTAGATAAGTCTAAACCAGATATACTCATCCTATCATCACTCATTAGGTCGTCCTCCAATAGCATCCCACATCTGTTGCACCATATCAACCTGTGGTGGGGGGTCATGGTGGACAGATGGTGTAGACATCCACTTGTCAATTGCTTCCTGAGTAGGGACAGCAATCTCAAAGGGATATCCCTCCTCTACGAACTCCTTATTCATATCAATATATGTTTGGGGAGTAATCTCTGCGAAACTCATTTTGGTGATACCACTTTGTAATCTGGATGCTCTCTCCTCAGTTTATCACGAAACCGAGCATTGGTGGATGGTGGATTCAACTCTCTAGTTTGAAAGATGAGTTTGTTTTTGTGGTCATAGCGGACAAGTCCACCATACTTTTTAAACTTTTGATGACTCATAGAATACCTCGCTTTTTCATTTCAGATTCAATGTCTACCAATTCTTGTTTAGACTTGAGCATCTCTTTTTTATAGAGTTTGCGTTCGTCATACATTGTAGACATCAGTTGTGGAAGGATGCCCTGGACTCTACGATACATTGCTCCGTTAGCAGCGATGGTGAGGTCCAGTGCTTTGAATGGTGAGAGATCAATCTCCTCATTCAATACTTTATCCACATCTATTTTAGCAGATATTTCCCGTGCTTTTATTAAGTTTTCATATCGATCTTGGTCACGAGACACATTACCCTCAAGTTTTTCAATCTCATCACTCAAATCTGTTGCTGTAACTAGAGTCTCTGGAGAGATAGCATACTGCATAATGAGGTGAGGGTATAGTGAGTTAAGGTCAAAACTCACAACATAGTCATACTTACCTGGTTTTGGTTCTTTAACATAGGCACCAGCAAACTTCTCACTCTTATCCACAGGGACTTTGCGTGGGATGACAACATTCTTATCTCTCAAGTAGTTGTAGATGATGGTGTCCCACATCCTTACCTGATAGAAAACATCGTTATAGTTTACCTTTGCCTCGTATGCCATAGTGATGGCGAGGTCAATGAGTTTCATCTTGTCCTCCATCCTATCGACCAACTCCACGTCAATGATGTTGTATTCGACAAACTTCTGCCAACCTTTGCTGTAGAAGTCTTTGAAGGTCTCAAACTCAGAGTGGTCTAACTTCTTCTGACCGAGTTCCACATTCGCGATATGGTCCAGACGATACGACTCTTGGTTAGTGTAAGTGAATTTCTGATAGAGATTAAGATAGTCCAACTGACTAATTCCAGCAACGCTATACACCACCCTAGGTTGTCCTTTAATAAACTGTTCTTCTTTAACAACAAGGGTCCACGGGGATAACGTTCTCATATGCTTTTCGCCCATTAGGCGGTTGATACGACCACAGATGTAGGGCATATCATAGTACTCACTGTTCCAACCAGTAACAACATCTGGATAGTCAGCACTCCACCAGGCAATGAATCTGCTTAGTAATTCATACTCATCAGCACACGGTATGTATGTGACATTTTCTTGTTTGTTCTCAAACTCACCGTGCTTAGTTTGACCCCAAGTGATCATCTCCTTGGTCTGATAATCCTGGACAGTAATGAGAAGCATCTCCTCAGCAACTGACTCTGGGTCTGGGAACCCGTGCTCTGACTCAACCTCAATATCAACAGTGATGATTTTGAGTTTACTTGTGTCGAAGTCAATCTTACCTTGGTAGTTGTCTGAGATGAATTGAAAGATGAATCTCTCATTACCATAGACATTAAAGTTGTCTACATTGTCATACTTCTTAAAAAAGTCCCGTGTCTCCCGGATGGTGCCGGGTTTCATGGGAGTTACAGGTTCTCCGCCGAGGGTGACCCATTTGGTTTTTTTCTTGGTCGAAACATACAATGTGGGGTTAAACTTTTCACGGACGGTGAAACGCTCTCCGTTCTCAAAACCTCTGAGAAGGATGTCGTTTCCATACATCTGGACGTTTGTGTAGAACTTGGGCATCAATCAGATAATTTAACTAGGTATTCGCTGAGTAGTTTGGGGTTTGGAACAACCATTGTGAGGATATTATCCGATAATATCATCATTTTGTTTTCCTGTGTGAGTTTTGGGTCTGGATATCTAGTGAATGCGTTCTCATATTCTACACTAGCATCAACCAACATTGGGTCCACAAGGATACAATTTGGTTCTCCAATCTCAAACTCTTGGACTTCTTCGATCTTACTGATGAGAGTAAGACCATTAGTAAGAATTACCAATCTAATTAAATCATCCATGGTCTTCACCTAAGTAACTTTCAACTAAACTTTGAATGGGGTCACAGATAGTAATGATACTACTTCTCTCAACCACAATGCTTCTATCTGCTGCTAGAGGTAACCAGGACCCGTAAGATACTGTGGTCTTATAGTCACCATCATCATTGGCGTCTTCGACAGCAGAAACCAGCACACCAATAGGATTGGTAAGTGTAATACTTTTACCATCCATACTCTCAGAGATCTCAGCGAGCACTTGCTCACCATTGAGGAATACAACCAGTTTGACTGCACCGACCTCCACTACAGGAATCTCAAGCACTCCCTCTTGAGGGATTACAATCCTGCTCTCTCTATCGTAATCGTTGTTCATTTCGTTAGTAAATCTCCAAATATATTATACCACAGGTTTGTGATCTTTCATCCCACCATGATTTCCATCATTAGGTAGTTTTCCAAAAGCAATGTATCTGATCGCTTGTTCTGACCCCTCTAGTCTGGTGAGGTCTTCTTTGATTTTTATGTACTCATCATAACTATCCTGAAGTTCAGATAGTTTTTGCTTGAGGCTCATACTCCTACCAGCAAATCTTTGGAGTAATTGTTCTGCTGACTCAGTTGGTTTCATTGTAACGGTTTGTTTCTATCATCTCTATCTAGGGACTTTAAATAATCAACCCACCACTGGGGTTGAGTCGTCCTCCATTCAGGAACAGGCACACCTTTTTCCACAACATAGTGCTGGTGAAAAATCTCATCCAGCGTCTGTCCGATCTCAATATTCCTCTTCTTCTTCATCAATGTCAGCATATGCATCCGCCAAGTAGGTTCCTCGTTCTCGTAGAGGTTCTTGTCTAACATAATCCGATTCAGCATTTACTACAGACACCCAAACGGCGAGTTTCATTACTATGTAGATGATAACAAGGGGCAGGAAGCAACCAATTAAAATTAGCGTATTCACAGATACTTTTTCAACTAATACTAATTATACACAAAAAAAAGCGGACCCCTGGATTTTGCCAGGAGTCCTTCATGCGGCGACGATATGTACTATGTATATCAGAACCAAGTCTTACGCTCGTGTCCCTTGGGAACAACTTTACCGAGCAAGATAGTGAGTAGTCCATCCTCAAACTCTACAGTACGGATTTCTGTGTCATCAGATAGTGTCCAGACACGAGT